GTCAGACACTTTTTGTAAATGTAGGTAAGGATGTCCTCCTTCTTGTACGACTTCTCAAACAACACTTCAGGATGTTTTAGTGCTTCCTCTTTCCAATTGGATGGTATCTTCACTCTTTTGACAAATTTATTGTACTCATAGTTTTGACCAAGCAATAAGTTGATAGTTATGCTTGGCTTCCCAAGCTCGTTTACTTCCACTCCTTCTCTTGTTAATAATGCTTCTTCAACTTGACTTGCTTTCCTATTGGTTTTGAGCAATTGGTAATAAGCAATATCAAAGCCTATTGTTCCAGCAAAGAGCTCTGATTCATAGACAAAATACCCCAGCGCTGGGTGTGGTTTTTCCAACAAAATTGCTGAGTAAAAATCAAAAACATCCCCCATGAGTGATGAACCTAAGCACTTATAATGGACACAAGCTTGGTTTTCTTGAACAATAGAAGCTAACAAAAAGGATCCTCCATTCTCAACAATTTGCTTTCTAGTATTGGAGAAGAGTAATTGCCTGTCTTCCATTCTAGAAGTAACTGATAAAACCATGCAAGAATAAGAGAACTTTATTAAAGGTGCAAGCTGGGTGTTCTGAATATGCCAAACTGAGTTAAATTCTTCAATTTTGTTCATGTTGCAAACAGTACTCTTTGCATCTGATAACTTTGAGCACATTAATGGATAAGATACTCTGATCATCTCATGACACAGTTGATGAAACCACAAAACTGCTTTCTTATCTAATTCATCATTATTCCACATAATAGTTACAGTCACTGATGAGTCATCAGAGCTAACTTTGAAATAACAGTTAACTATGACATCTTGTGAAAACCATTTCTTTTTCTTAAATTCCACTGCTAATAGATTAATCCAAGTTTGCATGATCATGAGATAACAAGCATGTAAAATATTGCTCATGAAATGCTGAACTCCTTGCATCATGTTTGATCTGTTATTCATGAATATACTGTAAAAAGAAGTTAAATTTCCTTTCTCTTCTCCTAACCATTGTTTTTTTAGTGTGTTCAAGTTTTCATTAAAGTTCCTCATCTTTGGGTTAGTGTGAAACATTGTCAAAAGTTCTTCTGGCAACTCTAACTTCTTTTCAGTGAAGAAGTTATGGATTATAACTGTTGGTATATACAAGTCTTCCGGCAATAACTCAATGAGCAGTGCTGAGAAAGTTGTATTAACAAACTTTTGGCACCAAGTTGTTTGATCATTTGATGATACACTAGTGAGTTCATTTGTCATTTGCAGTTTGTTTCTCATTCTATAAATTTTGTTGTAGTATTTATCTCCTCTTGTATTTTTGTCTTCTGGTTTAGCTTGAGTATCATGAGGTAATTCATAGGATATTATTCTTGCTATAACTTCAATAAATAGAATTGATAATCTGCTCCTAATATCCATCACAAAAATCTCTCTCACACCATTCAGCTGAGCTTTTTTAAATAAATTGACAAAAACCCCATGTGTCTTTAGACCTTCTAATATTTCATCTAAGGCAAATAATGGGTTCCCATGCGTCTCTTTCCTCATGTCATTTCTGATAACATCAAGAACCCCTTCCAAAACTTTTCGTCTTTTGTTAATTATCTTAGCTTCATCTGATCCTTCCTCTATTCTAGCTCTCATGATATGATCTATGAAGTAAAAATCCTCTGAAGTGGCAAAATCACTTTCTTTGATCCCCAGATCGTTTATATATTGTTTCTTAGTTTCTTCTAATTTTGATAATTTCCGCTTAATCTTATCTGTGTTAAGTTTTCCCTTTTTTATTTTAAGTAGATCTTGGAAAGTCTTTATTTGGGATATTATAGCTGATGCCTTATAAGTGGAAATGGTGTCACCAGAGCGCTCAGTGAATTTTTCTCTAACCCTTTTCTTTAGGTAAGCTGTCCATGATCCAGAGTATTTTTTATCCAAGTAGGTCCTCCCTGCTTTGCCCATCAATCTAACAAAGTTTGCATCAAATTCATGATCTCTTAAACCCCTTAAATCCTCAGCATTTTTAACTTTATCAAATCCCATCTTACTAGGTCTCTGCTGTGGCATAACTTTCTCTTGCTCTATGATTTTATCATAGATTTTGAGAAAACCATGAGTCTTTTCATTTTCATCTTTGTTGTGCCAGGCTCCCATGTAATATAAATTATTAATTATGTTGAATGATGGAACTTCATCCAGTGTAACATATGAGATCAGACCTTTGAAATTATCAGATGTAATGTGCTGTGTAGGGTTGGCTTTAAC